TTTTTTCCGTAATAAACAATCCGCCTGTTTGATTAAAATGACTTTCGGTTACAACTGTTAGTTGGCTGCGTTCATATATTTCTAGATTGTTAATTAGGTTAGGTACTTGATTAACTAGGTCTAGTACATCTACAGTCTTAGGGTAGTTAGCTGTTAGTACAGTTTTATAATGATTGTATTCTACTGTTTGATATATCGGCATATCAATAGTGTGTGTATTAAACCAAGCCCCACCACTTATTAAACCCTGTATTTTATTTTCGGCTAGAAAATATAAATGTTCTGTTCTGTGATTTCTATGGGCACGATTTAAACTGTTAAACGGTAAACCATAATCTGTTATCTTAACAGGGGTACTAGGAGGATGTGACATTTTTCCATCCCACTCAATACCTTCTTGAAATTCAATATATTCTTCTTTAGAATTTTTTATACACCATTCTGTATATTGTTGCCCAGCATTTAAATTTCCAGAAACAATAAGTACAGAGTGTTTAGGAAGCCCCAACAATTGAACTGTACTATGTAAATGCTGGAATCCGTCAAATGTATCATAACTGAAATTATCTCCTTCTACTGTTGACAAAATCAGTATTCTTATCTTTTTAGATTTAGCGGCCTTAATTACTCTACTTGGTATATTAAGCAATAGGTTGAAGCTTTTTAAAAAAGTTTTTGCGCACCAGAGCTCTGGTATCTTACTAATTTCAATTATGTATAATCCCTGCTGCGAGTATTCTGTTGAATGTACAAATTCAAAATTAGATTCACTTAGTCGTTTTTTTAATTCGTCCAGCGACCGTACCTGTTTAATGTCTGCAATATGTGAAAGATTTACATCAATAGCACTATCAAAGTAACAGAGCATTACTTGCCTCTCTGAAGTATAACTCCGTTGTTTCCGGTATAGACTATTTGATAACCATTAACTAATAGATAAGGTACAACTGCTCCGCACTTGCCGGAGTAAGTTCCGCTTGCTTCTACTAGAGGCGTGTCATCACATATCACTAAAGACTCAGCTGACATGTATGGCATGCAGTTTGCCATTTGTGCTAGATGTTCAATCTGACTGCCCATATTTGACCACTCAACATTTCGTTGAGCATAATTTGCTTTAATGTTATCTGCATTTGATCCAGGGTTAGACCAATCATAATTATCAAGGTAAAGCACTTTAATTTGTTTGCCCAATGTAGGCAGTACTGACTTAGTCCATACTGCTCCACTTTCTGATACTTGCCATATAATATGATCTAGATGTGTGAATCTATGTTGAGGTTCATCAATAACATCCACAGTATAAAAGGGTATTTCCCAATTAACTGATAATCCGTTAAAAAATTCTGTAGATCCTTCATTCTGATCACTACCTATTTCTAATATCATATCTGTGTCTTGATTGTAAGACAGCTGAGCTAGATATGATTGACTGTTAAGATGAAAGTTTGCCATTAGACAAATTGACTGCGATGAGGTGGAGTTTCATGCGTAGCATTACTACTATAATAAAACTGTATGAAATTTTGTCTTTCTACGGAGTCAGGGCAGGTCAATGGATGTGGCTGACCGTGTATCAGACGTTCGTCGTAATTCCATACGGCCAGTCTATTGGGCTTGGGTGCAATTTTAACTAGGCATTCAGTTCGGTCAAAGTCCCAAAACTCTAATTCTCCGCCCCAACTTTCTTCCCAAACGGGATTCATGTATAATATTACATTGGCACGACGAGTAAGTCTAATTTGTTCATTCCAATTGAAGTCATTGTGAAGTCCTAGACTGGTTCCAGTAGGCATACGGGTTATGCCGCCACCTCGATGGTGAGGATCTCCTACTAGTTTGTCAATGCCTGTTAGTTGTTCTATCCATTTGAGAAATATACTACCTTGAAAACTATAGGCCATTGATTGTATTCTAGGAGTGCTGGTAAAATTTCTGCACTCTTTTCTATAACTTGTTCCTTTACTAAACACAGTCCAATCACTTTCTTGTAAGAAATCAACTTCAAAACTTAGTGTATTGAATAGTTCATCGGGTAAAAAATTGTCTATGATCGTGTAGGGGACTGGAGAACCTTCAGCATGACTTACTGCTAATTCGGTAGGATCGTAGTACTGATTCAATTCATTAAAGAATTTGTATATTTGACTGTGACTCAAAATAACTCCTTAAAAATTCAAACGATGCATTGTATGCTGTGTTGTCTTTCTTAGAAAGCAATATTTCACGATTTTTAGCTGCGATTAAACGACAATTAAACAGCAGCTCGTCATATTGATCTTTTGGTAATTCTGATATTCTTTTTATTTCGGCAACTATCATACTTAGTCTTTTGTGATTGTCTTCTTCAAGATCGTATGATTCGTTTATATACGGACTGAATGTTTTGAATCCTAGACTACGGAAGTCTTCTAAGAAGTGTGCCGTAGAAAATGCAATAAAGGGCTTGCCGCAGGCAATGGGCTTATTGGTTTTTTCGGTAATGCTACTAGGCGCTAGATCTCTTAAATTACCTTTTCTAGTATCTACATAATAGGATACATCATAGTGTGTTTCTACTAGAATATGAAAATCTGCATTTAGGATTGCATCGTAGGTTACATCACCCCATTTGTTTAGAACATTGTCACTAGCATCTAGTGTATAAGGCACTCCGGATAACCAAGTGTCTACATTAGAATCTATTTTAAAGTTCAATGCAGTTAGATCTTTAGCCATTGTGTCTTTGTCAAAGTATCTAACTTCACCATAGGGGAATATGTTGTAAAAACTATATCTAAAGTCTTTCAATAGATCCTGCTGCGCCAGTTCAGCATATAGGTGCAGTCTCCAAGGACGATAATTTCTACTCAGCATACTGAATTTGTGTTCAGTATGTTGATTGTCGTGTATCTGTGTCTTTGCCAATAAATCGTTAAACACACCTATGTTGACTCCGTAAATTGATCTTTCGGTTAATCGTTTACTTAGAAAGTTTTTATGTACATCATCCATTACTATCATATAGATCTTAGAAGGATGTATATTTTTTTCTGTTATTACTTTGGCAATGTCATCTGCTAGTTTGTAGGTGAATGTTTCATTGCAATTTTCATAAAGAAACTTGGCTGTCGGATCAGTTCGTAAATGATCCCAATGCTTTTCTTCTAGGCTATCTAGGATACCTACACCGTCGTGTAGATCGTAATAGTAGTGAAAGTAATAAATTGAATTAGGCGCACATTCACACTCGGTCAAAGGAGCAATGAAATTTTTGTCTACTCTTAGGTCATATACTTTGCCTGTCTTACTAAAAATCTTCTTTTGACTTTTGATCCAGGCATAGGTTTTTGTCAGTCCGTACTCTAGTGCATCGGCTGGCGCCCATCCACCAATTAAACCTTTGATTAAATTGTTGTCGCTGTTACGGCCCATAACACCTTGGGGTCCGGGAATATTTTTAATTTTAATATCTTTACCGGCCAACTTGGCAATTAACAATACTAGATCGTTAATGCTGATCATTCTATCACTGCCAAGATTAATTGGCAGTTGACTAGCGCAGGCCATCATTAGGTGAATACCTTTGATGCACTCATCTATATACATAAAACTGCGAGTCTGATTACCAGGACCCCAGACTTCTACTTCTCCTGTGCTTTCAATTACCTTACGGCATAATGCTGCTGGCGCTTTTTCTTTACCATCACACCAAGATCCCAGTGGACCGAATACATTGTGTAATCTAGCAATACGAACTCTGAACCCATAGTTGCGACCGTAGCTTAGATACAGACGTTCACTGAATAGTTTTTCCCAACCATACTCTGTATCAGGTTCTGCTGGATATACACTCGATTCTTCACAATTGGGATTATTTGGATCTAGTTGATTGTATTCTGGGTAGACACAGGCACTACTGGTATAGAATACATTCTTAACATCCTTCTTAACCATCTCATTTAGAATGTTGAGATTAATTACAGCACTATTATGCATTATATCGGCATCATTTTCACCTGTGCCTATATACCCGGTACCGCCCATATCTGCTGCTAATTGATAAATTTCATCTAGGTCGCTAGTAACAATCTTGGCTACTAGATCCTGATTTCTTAAATCAACTATGTGAAACTCGTCTGCATCAGTTTTAGAATACATTGGAAATTTTAAATCAACACCAACAACGTAGTGCCCTTGACTTTTTAAACTGGTAACTAGGTGTGTTCCAATAAATCCACCTGCTCCGCATACTAATATTTTTTTATGTTCCATATTTTTTCACCAAATTTTCAATTTCAATATCTTGCATTGTATTTAAATGATTGACATTGTAGTCAATGATATCTTTAACTCTAACAGTAAACTCTATTCGCTGTTGTTCTGTCCACTTAGCTATAGATTCTATTACTGCTATTATCTTATTAAAACGTTGTTTGTCATCTAATTCTAGATCGTAGGTTTCATCCCAGAATTCTCCAAATGTTTTAAATCCCATATCTTTAACATGCTGTAGACTTCGAGCGGCACCTAACAATATAAAGGGCTGCATAAAAGCAATTGGCTTGTAGGTCTTTTCTGTAATGTGAATAATGTTATTAAAGAAATATGTTTCAGTAACAATATTAACTAGAGAATTATCATATAAGTGTTTAACTGGATCAACACTGTGCTCCATGGGATATTGACTAAAATTAGGATTGTCTAATACCAAAGGCAATAACTTATCCGCGACCAACACATCGGTGCTGGTTAATCCCATGTCAGGGAATCTACTTATTAAGTATTTGCAATTTTCAACAAATGTTCTAGTGGATTCGGGCTGAGTTTTATCCATGCTGTAATAACACTGATCAATTAGGCCACGTTGTACTATTGCCAAGTACAACATCAATCTATGATCATTATATCGTCTATTAAAGCACAAGAATGTTTTTTTGCGAGGACCCGGTCGATATGTTGAGTTTACAGACTCTGCAATTGCCTGTTGGATATTACATCGGTCAATTCTAAACACAGGAAAGTATTCCATTTGCATTTCTGGCAATTTATGATTGCGCCTGCAATAATCTTCATATACTTCTTTACCATTGTAACAGTTAGTTAGATAAATTACCTGTGTTAGCGACAAGCCTTTAGATGTAAAGTAATCTGATAGATGGTTTAAAAATTCGTCATCCATGTACCCTTCATAGAACAGCGTTACAAGAAAATAAGCTGTCTTGTTTTGCACTCTGTTTAGTACTTTGATATCAATTTGATTGTCATCAAAAAGTCCGTCTGCACTATGAAAGTTATGAAACTTATCTCTGTAATGAAAGGTATTCCAATTTAATTCATACAAGAATATTTCTTGAGGAAGTTTATAAGTAGACACAATCCTAGAGTCGACTATCCTAGAATGAAAATGTGGCTTTTGAAATAGATCGCCTTTTAACTGCGGAAAGTGATAGTCTACTGATGCAGTCATTAGGTCAGCTAATGTAGGCATTCTATTGTTTGTCAACGGTCCGGTTGGGCCTATCCATTCGTAGGCTAAATTAATTTTTTTATTCATCTTTACATCTATTATAAAAATCTACCATTGTAGGAAATGTAGTAACAAAATCTACTGATCTTCTACGATCATATTCTGTAAACCAATTATAAAAATCTTTTCGACCTTCTTTAATTTTATCTTTTGAATAGTGTGTAGTTTCCATATAGTCAACTACACGTCTAAATCGTTCATATTCTAAACTTGTGAATTTATTAAGATTCTTATCATTAACATTTTCTTTAATAAATTCAAGATGCTTATGCATGTATGGCATAAACTCTTCTTTAGGAAGTATATTCATGTCGTATTGTAGTGGTTCTTTAAGATAAGGGGTATCAAATTTTACACGATAATCTGTATTGAATGGGTATTCTTTCCTCCACTCTAATATTTTTTCTAACAATGTTTGAAAATTAGTAACTGTGAGAATATTAAATGTAACCATAAAAGTTATCGACAAATCAGTGTCTGCTAAGTATTTTTTAAGATTTCTTTCCCATAGTTCTAAATCCAATCCTGTACGGATGTATTCTGCTTGTGGTCCCCAAGTATCCATACTAGTAAACATTTTAAACTTTTTGATCTTTTTTTCTACAAGTAACTTATTAATACGCTCTACTAGTCTATCGACTAGAATAGGCTTTACACCAAAATTACTATTGATGTTTAGTTCTAAGTTGGGTAGAGGATTTTTGTCTAGGTCTTCTAATAGCCTCCATGTACTAGCTTGTAGCAATGGCTCGCCGCCTGTGATGCGTAGAATATTTAGAGTTTTGCTAACTTCTGGCCACCACTTCCACCATGCTTCAACATAAGGATTGGTTTCTTCTTCGTAGACTTTAAACCAATCTATGTCGTTTCGATGATTATTCACAGCAGTATAAGGCCCGTGCATTTTAATTTCTTTATGATAGGCGCTGCTATGTTTAGGATGGCAGTATCCGCATTTGAAATTACATTCATTGCCGAAGCTAATTTCAATGTATTCAGGATTTATGTTTTGATCCCATGGGCCACTTTTAATCTGTTCAAATCTATCGGCTCTATATATTGTGCTGTTGCGCTCTTTGCGGTCGCTAACATAATCCTCGCCCATTGCTTCAATATTCCAGCAGTACTGACATCCACTAGGCTTTCCGCCATTTAACATTTCTAGTCTTTCTAGTTTTTTTTGTTCTGTGTTGTGCAGGGCGCTAGGATCTATAGCAATTTCGTCTAACGAAATTTTGTGTGGTCTAGGATGATAACAACTATGCGTTTCTCCCGTTTGCAAATAGATAGTGGTGTGATGCCATTTGGCCATGCAGAATGTAGGCGAAATTTCATTCATTATAGGAATGAATTTTTTAATTGTTTCAAGATTATTCATTGTATGCTTTGTTAAATTGTTCTAATATCCAAGTGTAATCATTAATTTTTCTTAAAGAATCAAAGTCGTTGATATTTGCCTCGCCGTATTTTTTTCCTGCAACTGCGCCGTCAATTGCATATTTTCCAAATGGTCGAGTTTCTCCAACCACACACCATAAAAATAATCTATTTTCAGTTTCTTCATCGTATTGTTCATTAATAACTTTGGTAGATAATTTAACACATTCTCTAAATGCGCTACGCCATGTGCTAAACTCGTCAACATTAAAAGCAGAAATGTTGCTAATTTGATTAACCGCTTTAAATTTTTTACTGATGCTGGTCGTCATATCTACTGACTCAGTATCCATTTCTAAGGTTAATTTTGTTGGCAATAATTTAACTCCGCCGTAGCCGTAAACAAGATCATTAATTGGATTTTGACTAGCCCATACATGTACCATTGATGTTTGTTCTAATCTATTTCCAGCATCATAATGAGGAATATATTCTATTTCAAAATTAAAGTCATCAACTAGCTCAGCGTCGGCATCTACTACCCAAAACATTTCTGTTGTGACTGATTCGGCAGCAGCTAGATGAGCATTGTGTATACCTTTTACACCGTGTACTCTTTTAGCATCTGGTCTTTTTAATTTTAACTTTTCGTAGTTTGCATCTGCATTAGATTCGTTGTAACTTATAAACACAACATCATAAGGTTTAGGTTTGCTGGCAACAATATCCCATTCTTTTTTTTCTATAGGAAATCTATACTTGAATTCTTTTTCCATTAAAATTTTATCTTTACTGGCCAGCATGAGTCCGTCAAATGACTCTCCGTTTTTAAACACATGATTTATACTGCGATCGTAATCGTACTTTCCATCTAACGGGTCAAAATATAAATCAAAGATATTGTTGTTGATTAAATTAATATCGTTACGCACACACCAAAACATTGACTTAGATTCTTCATTGACTATCTTGAGGTATTGCTCATAGCTATCAATATGTCTAATAGGATATTGAAACTTACTGGCTACTATACCTGTTTCTTTTTTGTTTACATAGAATTTAAAATCAAATTCTTTTTTAAGTATAGTTGCTTTTTTAGGAATCAATGTTATTCCAGAGATGTAGGATTCCGCGCCATTACAACTGTTCTTAAACACATGGACATAATCTTCATCCCATTTTTCTACGCGATAATCAAATGTAAAATTATCTGCAATTACAACATCGTCCCAAACAAGCCAAAAGAATTTTGTAAATGATTTTTTCTTTACATCGTCTATGGTTTTTACATTTTCAATTTTTTGAGCAGACGGGAATCGGTTACGAAATTGCTGCCATTCAATATCGCTAATCTTTTCTTTGCTTACATAAAAAATATCGTAGATCATCTTAGGTAGGTGTTAGTAAGTTTAATTGTTTCTTCGTAAAGGTCTAGAGTATACTTGCTTTGATCTGCATCTAGGTAAGGATAATCAAATCCCATACCTCGTTTAATGTGATAGCCTAGATCCTGTATGTCGTGTTCTAGATTGGTATGATTGACATTTTCATTGTAGATGTTTTTTAAGATTTCAAAGTCTCTAACATCTACATAGTTCCAATCAGTACAATTGGTCATCCATTGACCTAGTCTTGCACCATAGACTGCATATAGGCCGTTTTCTTCGTGTGCGCCAACGGTGCTCCAAACTTTAAGTCTATGTAGATTATGCCACCAGATGCGTTCTTTAATCTCGTCAGCTGGAATACGAACTCCGTCAAGCAGAGTCATTTTAACGCCTTCGCGGAATCCTGCTCGCCATGCTTGAAATGGACTTCCAGTGATAACTGTTTCACTGTAACATTCGGCAAACTGTTTATAACCATCTTCCCAACAGAAGTCTACTTGCGCACGATCGTTGTCGCTGGCCTCATGACTCTTCATGTTGAGGATGAAATCTTTGCGCCATATTTTTAGGCCACCGTTGCCATATAACAATCCGTTGATACGATTTCTAGCCAACCAACTGTAGACCTGTATGTCCTTGTTGTCGGGATCAAATCCTAGATTGAAAAATCTATTGTCCACAATATTGTCTGCGTCCACCGTGATAACCCAATCTGTTTCGCTGAGTTCTGCTGCGGCTTTGTGGGCAGCATCACTGCCTTTAACACCGTGAACACGCTTGGCCCATGGCACCTTATTGCATAGGTCAGCATAGTGCTGGTCAGCATTAGGCTCATCATAACTTAAAAAAACAATATCAAGCTCTAGTGTCTTCATAGGTATACTTGTCAAAAATTCTTCGTGTGTAAATGCTAAACTTTTCTGGAAGCACCAGTGTAAACCGCTGTGGGTATTTTACCAGTTCGTTGACATTGAAGCTGATCATTTCTTGTAATACATTAGGATCGTTGTATTCTGTTATTAAAAATACCATGTCTTGATCACCTTGCCATTCTATAGTTTTCAGTAAAGGATTAATCTTAAATGTCAATAGAGCGTCTTCTCTAGAATATTCTATGCTGACATCAGGTTTAGCAACTTTGCTCCACTTCTTGTCAACAACTCTATGCAAGACATCGTCTATTTTAGTAAGACCAGTGATGCTGGCAAGATTTACTTTTATAACTCTACCCGAAATCACATCCACTTTATAGTGCCGTAGAGTTTCTCCGCGCTCATATATACCCAACGCAACATCAAGATCAACTTGTATTTTATTTTTAATATGATCAACTGCTGGTCCGGGATGAAGTGCGACGACATTGCCTTCAGTGTCGAACTCAAAGAAGTAGGTCTCTTCGGGAACTTCAAGTGTTTTTATCCACTCGTCAAAGGGAGCAAGGTCTAGTTTTTCTTCCATGCTATCTCCTCTAACATACTAACCAACTCATCTGTAATTATGTCTTTTTCAACATAATGCACAATGTCGGTCTGTTGATAATTTCCAATCTTTAAACTACCGTCGCCTTTGAGATAAAATCCTGCTTGGTCAGTCACACGCTCTGCATCCCAGGGCCAATTCTGCACCCTAGGCTTTAGGTGTACTAGTCTAGGAAAATCTAAAGGGTAGGCAATTTCACTGTCAATGTCTAACAACTTGGCCGCTAGTGCAAACGCTTCGTCTGTGCCTATAACTTTAGGAACATGATTGCTTAGATACAGATTTTTAAATTCCTGTGGATTAATAAAAATCTGACGAGCAAGTTCAAAGAATTCTTTACCGCTATCTTTCTTAAAGAAAGTCCACATTGAATATAAGTTGGGCAAATCGTTTTTGGTAAATGCTCTACGATAAGTATCACTGGTAACTACCTCACCTCTAAATGTAAATGCACGATTAGCCACATATACTTCTGTGTTTTCTACAAAGTAGTCAATCCAGTGGCTGTAATCTCTAAGAAACAACATGTCGGCATCTAGGCAAACTGTGTGTTCCCACGGTGTTATTTCGTCCATCCACGATCGGCCGTCCCAGAACTTTTGTTCTGGCCACTCTATAACTTTGTCAAACACCCAGGGGCTTTTTAATGTATCAACTGCTGACTTGTCATTGATTATCAGTGCTACTCGATCATAGCCCGGTTTCTGTGTATTCTTAATGCTCAGAGCTAAAGCATAGGCCAATTTAAGATAGTCTATATCGGGATGGGCTGCTACAAATATTAGATATCCAAAGTTCATATTAATTCCAGAAGACTGTGGGCGTTTCTGATTATGCTTTGTTTATTCATAATATGAACATCAGTACCCTTGGTTGTAGCAGCCCAAAAACCTGCAACATCGTGTGGCTGACTGACTAGGAATGTCAGTCTATCTTGTTCAACATTGTGTAAAATGTCTTTGTCAAAGACTGTTAGAATGGGAGGAAGTGTGTAGGCAAACTCAGTTTCAAATCCATTCATAATATGTTTAGCAACACTGAAGGCAATGTCGTTTCTGAACTGTTTGGGATTGAAACGGAATAGATCTGCATAGTAGACATAATTGTCTTTGACAAAGTCTACTAGTTTAAAAAAGAATTCGCTTTCGGAGCTCTTGTCAAACATCACTGTTGTAGCCCAGAACATGTGTACGCCGGTTTCACTTACACGACTGTCAAGAATGCCGCCACGCTCTCCAGTAAGGTCTGTCATACTGTGCCCCATCATTACTGGGGCATCTACTGACCAATACTCATTTAACTTGTTGGAAAAGATTAGATAGTCGCTGTCTATCAACAGTGTTTGATCGTAAGGGCTAAGTTCCCACACGCTGTATCTATTTGAATTTACAAATGGAATAACTTTGCTTTCAAATCCGTCATGCAAATTTCTCACATTCTTAGTGTAAGGTCTAGTCACTTGTATAATTTGATCAAATACTGCCTGTGCTTTGACCAATGTACCGGACTCTCGCAACCAGTCTAGTGTACCTAAGTCAGTTACAAGACTCACAGGAACATCTAGATTCTTTTTGGCAAGTCCTCCTGCAATTGTGGCCATTAGACCGTAATCAATATCAGGGCTGTTGTGAGCAAATATTAATACGCCTCGAGTCATACATCCAATAACTTTTCAACTGTTCTACTAGATTTAATCTTTTGATAGTCTTCATAGTATTCATAGGTAGCGGTAAAGTACCTGTCTATGATTTCATCTTTAAAAGAGTGTAGGTCAGCTACGAGTACCGGATTTCCATTTTCGTCAACAAAGGGTACATTTTCCGTACGGCCTTGATCAATCAGCATTTGTACAAATACAATGAGCTCACGATTGATTTTGAATAGCCCGCCAGCATGGCCGTAGGTTAGCTTTGCAGCAATTTTTTCTTTAAGGGTTTTTCTCTGGATAGCTAGAGTTTGACGATAATTGGCAAACTCAAGAGCCTTAGATAATCTGTCGTCCATTGGGTCTCCGAATAAACATAGCTGTTTATTTACCAGCTAGTCTAGGAGTTCAAAATATTATCCGCCTGTTATAGCGCCTGCTGAGTAACTAGAATAAGTATAGCTGGTCCAGGTACCGCTAGGAGTAAGTGCGTGGCCGCCTGTTGGAAAGGTTATTTCAACAGAATAGCTCAATGTTCCGTCAACAATGTCTTCTGGTAAAGGAGGTGCTCCTGGCATTGGATCAACATAGGGATCATTCCAGGTTAAAGTAAAATAGAATACACTTGCTGCACCTGAACTATTATTCACATTAGTACTGGCCGAGATATTGTAAGTGTTAGATGCATACGGAGCACTTGAAAATATAGAATACAGACTTGAGTTGCCAGTACTCCATCCATAAACACTACTACCGCCAAATTCCTGAGTACCTGCAGACGATAGTAAACTGCTCCAAGAAGTATTTTGTGCTGATGCTGCTCCGCCCGTTCTCGAGCTAGCAAATCTAATTCGGCCGCCGCCATTCCAAAAATATCTTGCTTCGTTTGCGCTTGAAAAATTAAGAGTATATACAGCAGATACAGAACTAGCCCACGAACTTGTTCTGGAATTGCTGCCTGCTGCACCTGTGCTTTTTCTAGAACTATGACAATTAAATCTATCACCATCTACCGTAGCAGCATACGGAATAAATGCATTCGGATCTGTGGAATTAATTATGTCGCCTGCGACATTGCCGGCTAGGCTAAGTGCGGTTGCTGATCCGTTCTGGTGAGCGCTGGCGTTTAACAAATCGTAACGAATGTTGTTAAAATCATTGGCCGTGATAGTATCACCTACATTTTTGCTAGCGCCGAATGTAGTTTGTCCATATCCACGTGTTACTGACCCGGTACCCATAACATTAAAACCAGTACTGTAGGGAGTACTAACATCTGTTGCAAGGGCTGTGGTTCCTGATCCTGCCATTTCTTAATCCTTAAAGAACAATTGCTTCAATTATTTTTACTTCTGTATTTAAACTGGATTCTAAAGCTACTGCAAAGGTGTTAGCATTGGCATCTTCACTAGCCATTGCGCATCCGTCTGGTGCTGCTACTAGCCTATCGCCTTTACGAACCTGTCCAATAACTCTAACTGGTACACGGCCTTTAAGTGCAATGTAAGTGCCACCTTCTAGGTCTTGATTCATCATTAGGCCAGGAGCACCACTTACTACACCGACTGCCCTTTGTCCTACCCAAATACTGGCTGTAACTTCGCGTTCTCCGCCTACAATTACCACTGTGCCAACATCATATTCTTTGTCTGCTAGATATTGTTCAGCAAGATCAGCACCAGATACTGCTGTAGCTGTACCGTTGAACACGTTGGCGCTTAAATTACCACTGCTATCTCTAGCTGCAATAGTATTAGCTGTTTTTGTTGTTTTTGCAGTTTTATATGCTGATGCAGGATTATCGGCGGCATCATTGTCAATTTTAATACGGTCTGCTTTGTCAGCAACGCCAATAAACTGATTGGCAACTAAATTTCCACTGGCAGTTCTTGAAGCAATTGTGGATACCGTTGCACTATCACTAGCTTCAACATTGTTTAATCTGCTGGCATTAGTAGCACTAGTTGCATTTCCTGTTAGGTTACCTACAACATTACCTGTTAGGTTACCTACTATAGTTGCTCCACTATATCCAATTTGTTTTGAAGTTCCATTAATTAATACTGTGGTATCTATAGCTTTTACATTACCAGAAATATTTCCTACTACATCGCCAATAAGATTCCCAGCAATGTTGTCTGCAAATATTTGATACCAACGAATCTCATCACTGCCTAGATTATAACTACTATCTAATCCGGGTAAAATAGCTGATGTAGTAATATTAGCTAAAGTTCTAGTTTCACTAGATGAAATTCTAATTTTAAATTTAATATTACTTGCTGATTGATTTTGAATAACAATGTTTGAAGCATCTTCTAAAAATATCGATGCCTTAACTGCGGCACTAGCTGAAAATGTAAACCCGCTATCGCTAAAATCTACCACCGATGGAAATACTGGTTCAGATTTTAATACAATATCATCACTAGTGTAAAATATTGTGCTGTCAGCAGCATCAACTAATTTGTTAGCTGACGATGCAGTTCCCCAAATAACTGCGCCAGATGCAGTAGCTGTTGTTCCATCATCATTGTCTGTACCAATTAAAGTAATACCTTTTTTGATTCTGCCAAAACTAGGTAGTGTTGTTTTGTCAGCATCGCTTAAATTAAATGTATCTTTGCTAACGATTGCAATGTCAACTCCGCCTGCTTTTAATCGGGCAATAGTTCTATTTTCGTTTCCGTCATCTTTAACAGTTAACGAAGTTACGCTGGTTTCTCCCAATGTGCTTGGACTTTCTGGACCAATTAGCGTGTACTCGCTGCCAGTCCAGCAATACAATTGCTGTGCAAGACTATCAAACCAAAATTCACCAGCACTTAGACCTAATGGGGCTGTGGCTGTTGCGTTAGCGCCTCCTACTGGTCTAAATCTTGTGCCGTCGTAGACTTTGATTTTTCTATCTGTGCTGTCATACCACAATTGTCCTGCAAGTGGTTTACTAGGTTGTACAGCTCCGGCAAAATGTTCTAAAAGATGTAGAAAATTTTCATTCTGAACTTGTCCATAACCGGCGTAGTTTTTACCAACAAATCTAATGTTAGTAGTTGAATCAATTGTACCGTCGGCAACTGAAACTAAAAATGAACCGTTATATCGGTTAACTTGATAGGCCATTTTATACCTTTTTCTTTAATTCTTCAATCTGATGTTGCTGATCTTTAACTGCTTCGATCAAATAGGCAACTAACTTGGTATATTGAATTCCGTAGGGATTGCCGTTGTCATCTTTGGTTACTAGATTAGGCAATATTTTATCCACTTCTTCGGCAATCAATCCGGGTTCATTCATTGATGTTTTATCTTTTCTATCGTAGATAACTCCGGTTAATTGCATGATACTAGCTAATGCGTCTAATATAGGATTTACATTTTCTTTTACTGCAATTGTTGATGTTTCAACAAAATTACTAGCTGTAACTCTACCAGCAACTCCAACACCTCCGCCTACTATTAACGATCCAGTTGTTGTAGAAGTACTGGCTGTAGCATTGGTCATTCTAACTTGACCGTTAAATGTTGAAGTACCGTCTACTGCCTCAAGACGACTTGCAGGAAAACCGCCAGGAGTAACGCCGTCATGAACTACCACTGTTTTCTTAGTGGTATCAATGGTTAGTTCGCCAGGAGCTCCAACAAATGTAGCATGTTCTGTTGTGCTTCCTCGCCTAAATTGTATTCTTTTTGCCATTCCTAAATGCTCCTGGTATTATTATAAACTGCCGTAATCTACAAACACATCAACTGCCGTAGTGATTGAGCCGTAGTCTTCATCGGCATCGCCACCAATGAATCTCCATTGTATGCCATCGTAGCCTTCCCACTCACCGTCTGTGGTGTTAAATCTAATCATTCCTTGTTGAGGAACTGTTGGTCGTGCGCCTGTTGTACCGCTAGGTAATTTTATTGCGCCAGTTCCTGCAAATATTCCGTTACCTTGCACATACATGGCGCCTCCAATACTAGCACCACCTGCTACAACTAATGCACCTGTGCCAACACCAGTACTTACAGCAGTATTTGTAAAAGTTACTGTGCCGCTAGACGCCAGTGTTGTAAAAGCTGCTGTACCAGGGTTATCACCGCCAATGTTAAAATTGTCTAATGATCCTCTAACGCCCGATGATAAATTTACAGCACTGGTACTACCTGCAAGGTTGACACTAAAATTTGATGCGGCGCCTCCACTGCTTGCAGACATATTAAAATTACCGCTGACCGCAATACTTTGTATTGCTAATGGAGGAACTACTCCGCCCGGTCCTGCAGCGGTCTCAACAGTTCCAATTAATTTTCCGTAAAAAGTTGTTGCTTTTATTTCTTCAGCATTAACTGTTTTCCATTTAGCGGCCGTTGATCCTAGGTCATATGTTCCATTCGATCCAGGATCGATTCCTGTAGTTTTAACTACTACAACATCTTTAATGTCGCCACCGCCGTTTGATATTCTAAATATAAAAGGATTATTTGAAGTACTTTCTAGCGTTGGGCTAGTCCCGTTTAATATTGTTAAACGGAAGTCATTTTGATCTCCGACTGTAAACCCGCTGTCTTTAAAACTCACTTGAGACTCAAAACTAGCATTGCCGGATCTTAGAAAATCAGTAGCCGCAAATCCTCCTAATCTTTCAGCATTAGATGCTGTTCCAATAAATCTATGTGTGCTACTAGTTTCACCTGTAGTCGGATCACTGTTGATAAAGTTAATGCCGGGCTTTAATAATCCAAATCCTGTAATAGGATTTATAACTGTGTTAAGGTTAAATGTGGATCTACTGACAATTGCTATTGTTTCGCCACCAACTTGGAACTTGATAATCTGCTGGTCACTGCCCACAGAATCTTTTACCACTGCTGGTGCTGTTGAAGTATCACCATATATTGGTGATTTCTCAGGACCGACTAAGATAAATTCTGTACCGTTCCATACTTTGATCTGTTCGTTTTGGTTGTCCCACCAAAAATCGCCAATGGCTAATCCTGCTGGCGCTGTAGCACTAGATTCTGCGCCTGTTGTTACCTTAAATTTATTACCGTCGTAGATTTTTAACTTTTTTGTAATGGTGTCAAACCATGTTTGTCCAGAAATAGCTCTAGGCGGCGCTGAACTGTTGGCGAAATTTTCCAGCAAATGCAAGAAGTTTTCATTTTCAATTTCACCGTAGCCGCTATAATTACGGCCTACAAAACGCAGATCCGTAGCGGTACTGTTCAGTGTTTGATCATCGACTGAAACTAAAAATGTTCCGTTAAATCTGTCTATTTGGTATGCCATTCACTCACTCCGGATTGTTCATGTATTTATTGGATTTCTACTATTGCCGCCGCGGCCGTTGCTCTAGCTTGTTCTAGGTCTAGATACTGTTGATCTGTAAGAGACGTAGTCTGCTCTAGTGCTTTTTCACGCAGATGTCGCATTACCTTCCAGTCAGATTCTGATAGAAATTTTCTCTTTTCAGCATTAGCAATTCGTTGAGCTTCCTTAGCAGCTTCTGTATCTAAATATATTTGACTATATGACTTAACGGTGTTATCTGTTAGATCAAAATAATGAGTTTTAGCTGTTACGATACTTTCATGTTCTGCATCGGAAATTTCTACTACCGTATGTGTTTCAGGCACATTGGGTTTATAATTTAATATGCTAGAAATTCCACCGTTTTCAATAACTATATAATACATTATCTTCTCCAAATGGCCAGCCAATTTGCGGCTGGGGTGCTACGCTGTTCTGTGTTTTGTACATATACTCTAATTCGATCATGGCAATGGTATTCTCCAAATGGCCAACCAATTTGCACCTGGGGTGCTACGCTGTTCTGTGTTTTGTACATATACCCTAATTCGATCACCTAAATTACTCCAAGTACATACCATCGAATCATCACCATTAACTCCGCCTGCAAAATGAATAATATAAATTGACGGAATAAAAACAACAAGATGGGCCATAGTATAAGATTCCGGCGGATAAACATCAAAGTAGTTGGCACCAAAATTCCATGAACCTACTTGATTGGTAAATCCACTAGTTGAAGTAGATACACCAGAGGTAAATGCTATGTTTAACCAATTATAGAACGGATAGACTTGATTGTTTGCAACTCTCAGTATACCAACTGAATTAGCGTCCGGAACGTCAAACGCAATTTTGTCGCCAGTATACCCTGCATCATTAGTTACTTTAAGCACCATGCGAGTAGCTTCGGCGGGCAGGCCTGAACCATAGTAGCCCGCTGTCTCTAATGTAATACTTGCTGTATCACCACCACCGCCAAAAGCATCATTAGGCCAACGAATTCCTAAGGCACTACCTTGTGCTACTGTTAGTGTGCCAGTAGTCGTTATGTTAGATGCTTGTAAAGGACTGGTTGTAACTCTAGTTAGATCAGATTGATTAGCAGGAGTAAATCCTAGAGCGTTAACAACCTGTTGGGTAGTGATGCTAGATACTGTACCTGCATTTCCGGTTATATTAATGCCCCAAGTGCCGCTGGCATTACCACCGGTTAGTGTTGGGGAGTAATTATTATAATTGGCACTAGTTAATAAATCGTACCAGCTATTCCAAGTACTGTCTATTCCCTTACGAATACGAAGTTGCGGAGTTCCGCTACCGTTAGTTGCTGTTGATCCAAATGCCAATTGATAGCTTGCATCGCCAGTTGATGCTGTTGTTCCAGTCCACGGAGCATAGGTCATTACACCGGCATAATTACCACCGGTTCCTACATAACCTGCATTGGCAAAATCAAACCTAACTGATTGCCCTGATGTTATCGGAAGTTTATTATTTGGATTTCTATCACCGTCTGGACTTTGAACAAATCTAGAGCTGGTGGCTGTTCCAGAATTGCCAGTTACATTGATGCCATAAGTATTGCCGTCGTTAAAAACAAAATTATTAGGCCTTCCAGAAATTGAATTCCACGCTACTGATCCAGCTGATCCAGCTGATCCAGTAATATTGATACCCCATGTTCCGCTGGCGTTACCACCGGACAATGTTGGAGAGTAACTATTGTAGTTGGCAGCATTAAGTGTAACATAACCGTTGACTAATAAGCTGTCGTTGTCTGGAACAATAAATTCTGCTTTGTCGTCAACTGAGGTAATTCCAGCATCGTTGGCTACTCTAAAACGCAGTCTAGTTTTTTCGCCACTGACTGATTCATAGGTAATGCTAGCAGTATCACCACTACCACCATACGGGTCATTAGGAAACTTAATACCCGATGTTGAAACATTTACTTGACCGCTAAAGGTTGCTGTTGTACCATTAATAGCAGTACCTGATTGATTAGTTAATGCTCCGGGATTAACTGGAGTATATCCTAATGCTGATACAATTTGTCCAGAGTTTAATGTTGTAACTGTATTAGAGTTACCTGTAATAGAAATAGCCCAAGTACCGGTTGCCCCAGCACCAGCTTTGCTAGGAGCATAATCATTATAGTTGCCACTGTGTAAAATTTTACTCCAAGCGGTGCTTCCGTTGCCTGCTGTACTTCTATAGTATAAGTTTTGCCCATAAAAATCTGCACTAAACTGCATAGCATAATAATTGGCATCATTGACATGTGTACTAGATAACAAGTGATACCAAGTGCTGTTTACTGGCCAACCGTTGGCAGTTGAAGGATTGGGCCAATCATAAAATCCACTGTCAGTTCTAGTTGAAATAACTTCTTTTGAAGCTGCATGGAAACCACTGACAGATTGTGCTATTCTTCCGCTAAATGATCCCGTTGTTGCATTTACAGAACCACCAGCTTGGTTAGTTGCTGTACCAGCGGAAGTTGCTGTATTAGAATTTCCAGTAATATTGATTGCATAGGTTCCAGTTAATCTAGCCGACGGAACTGTACCAGTTGTTAGATTTCCAGCATTGAGAGTTAATGAAGTTCCAACTCCACTGAATGTTCCAGTTGTTGTGCCGTTGATTGTGGCATTGCCAAATACAGTAAGATCAGCATTGCCGCTACTATTTGGAACAAGACGCATTGACTCATTTGTGCCGCCACCGCTCAAAGCGTGTGTCCAACTAAAATATTCATTACCGTTATCAGATGTTTGGAATTCCAAACGACTAGCTACATCTCCGTCGCTAATATTGTAGAAGCGGATACTTGCTCCGTCGGAGTTCATGCCCCAGGTTAAACCGCGGCCGGTAGTTGACCAGTTTAGATCGCCAGTTAGTGTACCACCAGATGCTGCAAGATTTCCGCTGGCTGTACCTGTAACATTTCCTATTACATTGCCAGTTACATTACCTTGTAGATTACCTGTAACGTTACCTGCAACATTTCCTGCAATGTTTATATTGTATGTTCCGACAAGTCTAGCAGTTGGGATTGTACCAGTTAATAATTGAGTGGCATTTAAATTAGTAAGTTGGTTAGCATCTCCAATATAAGTTGCTGCCGAGACACCGGAGGTGACTGTGATTTGTCCTGTTACTTGAAGATTTGCAATACCTGGAGCAGTAGGTGTTAATCTCATTGATTCAAACGTGTTACCACCAGTAGTGTGTGTCCATCTAAAATACTCATCTAGATTATCACTAGTATTAAACTCTAATCTGTTGTCGGTTGAGTTGTCGGTTGAGTTATAATATTTGATACTGGCTGAATCGGTGTTCATAGACCAAGTTAGACCTCTTCCTGTAGTTGTCCAGGAAAGGTCACCTGACATAGAATCGCCAGATTTTAACATGTTCAAACTAGCTGCACCGGTTACATTTCCAGTTACATTTCCAGTTACATTTCCAAATAATGCACTATAAGTTCCGTTGGTAACAATTAGCTTGTTAGACACTGTAACTTCATCGGCCACTGTCCTGCCGCTTAGTGTAGTAGCTTTTAATACATCTAGTGTTGCAGCGGCCGAATAAATGTCTTTCCATCTATGACTAGGCAATCCTAATACTGGTCTTTGATTTGCAGGAGTACTTAAAGTATAGTCTGGAACAAATGCTGGAGATAACACTCCGTCGGCATTGGCTGCATTTGCTGAAACAAATGTAATAGTTGTTGGAGTAATTGTTACCGAGCCAGTTAGTAACTTTAATTTTATTGCATTTGAAACATCAGATTCTAATGTAGGTGTAAATCCTTCTATTTTGATATTGAGGTTATTACCATCTCCGACAACAATGCCGGGAGCTTCTACTTCTAATGCAACTAATTTTCCTAGACTTGTTAGCAGAGAATCAACAACATTCGGTGCTAGTGTTGTGCCAACTAATGTCTCTGCAGGAACCGGCAATGTGATATCTTCAGTTCCATTAAACGGTACAGTGTTAATGAGTCTGGGCGTTGCTAATCTTGTTGTTCGAGCAGCTAGTCCGGAAAATGTTTCGCCAGTAATATTATTAACTACAATTTCATTAAATGTGCTAGTGCCAGTTACCGCTGTAACATTACCCTGTACATCACCAAATAAGTCAGCATTAACAGTAGTTGCTGAAAAACCGCCTACTGAGTTTCTTGCTACCACAGTACCTATTAGATTTTCTGATGTAGCATTGATATCCCATGTGGTTTCAAATGCTCCATTAAACTCAGATCCAATAATAAAATCGCCTGCTACTAATGGCTGATTTGTTGCGGCAGTAACTGTAATATCGCTTGTACCGTTAAAATCAACTGTGTTAATTTTTCTTGCTGTTTCTAATTTGGTAGCAGAATCTGCATTTCCTTTCAATGCGCCTGAAAAATAATTTGAAGATTTTAAATTAATGCCGCGAGTCAGTTGACTAAATCCAATAATCTCCGTGGCTGCGTTTATTACAAAATCTTCGTTAACAATGATTGCTGTAGTTTCACCGTTTATTTGAGACAATATTGCTGGCTTATTTGCTCCAAGACTATCTTTAATAATAGTACTGGTCATTTTTGTAACTGCAAATCCTTCAGCGGCTTCTGGACCAACCTGTCTCCACACAATGCCATCACTAACATACAATTGTTGTGTAGTCGTTTTTAACCATAGGCCGCCATTACTGTGTGCAGGTTCTGTTTCGCTAACTGTGGCATTACCAATGCTTAGCCAGGTTGTACCGTTGTAGACTTTTAAGGCTTTTGCACCTTTATCGTACCATGCCTGTCCACTTAATGCTCTAGCTGGGGGGCTTGCGTTAGCAAAGTTTTCAAGTAGAAAAATAAAGTTTTCGTTTTGGACTTCACCGTATCCGGTATAATTTCTACCAATTAGGCCTACAGGAGTGCTGGTATCTAAGATACCATCATCAACTATAGTAAGTTGTGTTCCGTCAAATCTATTAATTATGTAGGCCATTAGTCGCTCCGTATTTCATTATGATACAAATGTCCATGCATTTGCAATTATTTGATATGTTTTTACAATTCTACTGATATTATATGCAGGTGTAGGAATAGCAACTTCAATAAACGAAACATCGGTTAGTGCAGATCCTGTGCCCGTTGGCGTGTTAAATGTTGCTGTTGACTCATTTAGATACGAGTTCATGTTTAATGTTGGTCGCACTTCTGAAACAATAGTACACAAAATTCTAGCAACTGTTCCGTTATCATATTCCAATACTGGAGCAATAGATTCTAAATCTTCAGCAATTTGGTCGTTAGTTCGTCCATCAGTAATGTCCATCGATAGCGCCAAAGATTTTGCTTTGATCTGAACATCGACATAATTTTTTGTGGCTGCATCTGATATTCCAACAGGTTCACCCATGTCGATAATTCTTGCTGTTCCGTTTAATACAACATTGCCAGTTCCGTTAGGATACAATTCGATATCACCATTGCCATTGATTGAAGCAATTCTATTGTTATTCACATAGATATTATCAATAGTAAATTCTGCTTGAACACCAAAAATGTTAATACCAGTAGCTCGTGTTACAGCATTTGTAAGTTCATAAGTAGCTGCACCTTCGTTGTAGGTTAATACCTCAACTCCGTTAATTCTAAATGACTTTCCATATTCTAAATCAATGTTTTGATTAGAGACCCACGAATCTCTAGTAAGACTCCAATAAATTTCTTTATCGCCGCCTGTACCAGATGATCGTAGTATAATGCCACCACCGTCGGCTTGCTCGTTGGTCAGTACAGAACTGTCTCCAGAGGTACCTAATTCAATCTGTTTATTTTCAACTCTAAGATTTGCAACATCAACAGCTACAGTATTACCAAGAACTCGTAGATCTCCATTAACTGTTAGATTACCACCTACCGTAGTTTGACTACTTAAAAATCCGTCATATATTTTTACAGTCTGAGAATTTGGTTCAATAACTATTGCATCATCTTGCACTGAGCCTCTACGAGCACTAAGTCTAATAAATTTATTCTGTGCAACGTTTTGTAATAACAGGTCTCCGTTGGTTTCCAACAATTTAACTTGTTGTGCATCTCCAATTTCAACTCCTTGTGTAACTCCTAATTTTCCGTTGATTACTCCGCTAGTATCATTTCTAACATAGGTTGTGTCTAATCTTCCGCCTAATTTTTCAGAATTAGTTGCTGTTACATTAAATTTAAGGCCAGCAATAGTACTGGCATTGAACCCGGGAATAACCGTTCCGCTAAATCCAGAAATTGGAATTTTCGGAGTAAACTCTGTTTCACTGCTTGAGAAAATTCCAATCAATGTTCCATTGTTGTATAGGCTAGTAATAACCTTGCTTTGATTCAACGAATCTAAAATTGTAGTTACGCGAATTCCACTAAGGCCTTGAGCCAGACCGTAACTTGGTCCTAGAAGTAATGTGTTGATGCCGTCATAGAAATACAATTGTTTATTTGTGTCATCAAACCATAGGTCGCCCGGAGTTAAAGATGTTGGTTGTGTTGCACTAATAGTTGCAGAACTAACCGGCTGAAATGCTGTACCGTTGTAGACTTTTAATTTTAATTCAGTAACATCAAACCAAATTTGTCCTCGAATAGGGCGAGTAGGTCTTGCTGTGCTGGCAAAATTTTCTAAAAGTTTAATTAAATTTTCATTAAATGCTTCACCGAACCCACTATAATTTTTACCTATAAGAGTAAGATCAGTAGACAAATCATCAAGTTGTCCGTCTGATACCGTGGTTAATGTTGTTCCGTCTGATTTAGTAATTAAATATGCCATATTTTATCTCTTAGAATACTGGTGGTCCTGAACGGATAATGTAGTTCAATGTTAGATAAGGATTCATAATTGAAAAACTCTGTCCTAACTGTGTTGTTGTATAACCTAATACGCCGCCGCTGCTTGGAAGATATTGCATTTGTCCAGGTGTTGTAGGACCACGACCTAAGAAGGCTCCCTCCCCTGGTTCAATTCCTGGAGGACTTGCAGTATCTAGTCTTGTTGCATGATATTGATTACTGCCTTTGGTGCCAGCATCGTTGAGTGCTTTAAAGTCATGTTCGTGTTGTGGAATATTAGTTGCAGTCAAAGTATTTCTATAATCGCCGCTGGCTCCACCTAGTGTTCTTGCTTGTATATCATCAACCCTAGGAACCAATGTTGCCGATCCTGTACCGCTACCTACACCTGTTGCAGTAAATGTAGTTCCAATTGCTGACGAACTAGCTCCAACACTTGGCCAACTAGTTGAACCAACGCTTGAAATTGTATATCGACGACCGACAACAAAATTTCCTGCAGGAATAGCTTCTCCGCTTGGCAGACCACCGCCTGCATCAATAAAGCCTCCGCCCAATGGAACTGTATTATTATTGTCCATGTCGTGTTTGCCTAGGGGGAAACGGCCTCGCATATCAGGTAATACAAATGTTAATCCTGCTTGTCCTCTAAACGGTGTTCCGTAGATAGTTCCAATAACATTATACAATGATAGATACTTTGCAATTTCTTGCTCGCTACCATCACATAATAGATAACCGTAGGGTGCTGCGGCGCCGGCAAATGGCACAATTGTACCAATTGGTACTCCGAGGTCGCCAACAAACACATCTCTAGTTTCTTTTAGTAGGCCTTCACCTGCTCTAAAAACTAAAACAAAGTCGTCAGCTTTTGACACATTTGGACTAGGCTGAACTTTACTGGAAATAATACCCGAAGTAATAACCGTTTCAAAAGTTTTTGTGGTACCGCCTACCTGTCCATCAAATGTGATATTCGCAGAAGTTACATCACCCTGCATTTTAAAAGTTGTTGGAAAACGCAGATTAGTTGCTGTGGTAGCATTACCGATGATGTTGCCTTCAAGTGCCCCGACTAAAGTATCTGCAATAAGCGTTTTAGTTCTAACCGTATTCCATCGTCGTGTTAAACTGCCGCTGTCGTATTTTTCTGTTTCTCTTGGTTCAATTGACGTGATAATAGTTTGACCGTATACATCGATATTTTTTCCAATTAGTGCGTTTTTTGTTACTGCTATACCGCCTGCGGTTCTAAAGCTACCGTTATTAAAGTTAGTGCTTTCGGCAATGCTGGTAAGAATTAAACTGCCGTCAGTTTTGATATTGCCGCTGACAACTAATGCTTCGTCGGGTGCGGCTACATTGACGCCTACGGTGTTGTTAACAATTTTTAGAACAGTATCTGGAACACCGTTTCTGTTAGTTTGAAGATCAATACTAGCACCTGCTGTGGCATTGTAGATCTTGGCGGCTGTTGATGTTGATGTTAAACTAAATGTACCGTCAATTCCGATAGTAAGACCTGCATTATTTCTAATATTAAAGTTCTGTTCAGTTGTGTTAGTAGTGTCTGATCTTAAAAATTTTGCTGCGGCTACTGCTGTGCCACCAACATTAAGGGCATCGGCCGCAATGGCAGTACCATAGAACTTCGGAAGAAATCCGCCGTCGCCGACATCTAGACTGGTAATATTAATACCAGTCTTTATTGCTGCAAATCCATTGATAGAATTTTTAGGAGTAAAACTATCTTTACTAATAACTATAATCGGTTTGTCTTCTACGTAGAAGGTCACAATAACTCTATCAAAGTTATCACTATCAATAATAGACTCTACAACAGGACCAGATTGTAAACCTGTAGAAAAGTTAGGACCAACCAAAATCCAGCTTGACCCAGAGAATACATATAACTGTTGGTTGGTTGTGTCAACCCAAAGTTCGCCAACCCTAGCAGATTCCACTGAAGGTTCGCTGGTGCTCTTTTGAATATTACTGGCTGCTTTCCACTGAGTGTTGTCCCAAATTTGCAAAATGCCTTCTAGGGAATTGTACCATAGTTGGCCTTCAACTGGGCTTGTTGGGGCTGCACCACTGGCAAAGTTTTCTAACAATGCTAAAAAGTTTTCGGCAATAATTTGCCCGTAGCCAGTAACATTGCGACCCGGAAAGTCTAGGCTTGTATCTGCATTTGATGTATTATCAAAAACTGTAATCGGAGTCTTGTTTTCTCTGTCGGTAAAATTTACAATATATGGCATTTATTATACCTCTGTGAAGCCAGTTAAGCTCTGTACGCGGATTGTATAATCTACCTGAAGTAATCTATTCAACGACTTTTGTACAGGATGGAATACCACATGGGTAAGCAATTTACCTTCTCCGTTTGGATTGTAACTTTTAAGGCCTAGCTCATCAAATACATAGCTACCGCTCATATCTACACTGTTGTCAAATGCCTGCTGACCAACTGGTTCACCATAATCAAGGAGACAGCTAATAACAATATCGCTATAGGTTGCTCCGCTGATGTGGCGGATTTCCATTTTGTTTCTTGTAGGATCTACATTTTCTGTAGCATTTTGATCAACAACTTTAGCGTATGTTTGATTATACAATCCTGTGTTTACTCCGACAGTATTTGGTGTTAAGTAAGTAATTAATCCAGTAGGATCAACTGTTGTGCCACCGCTACCAAATGCCATTTGATAAATCCAACCCTGTCCTTGATTGCTTAGGCTGTTAACCATAGCAACACTCATATTTTCGTAGTGAATAGCATTACGCTTGTCTTGAAATACTTCACCGGTTTCTGGGTCAAAAATCTTGATATGGCCTTCAAAATGCCAGCCCGAAGTCTCGTTAGGTTGAGAAGTTTCCTTTGATGTTTGGTTTTTCATAGTTGATTCACTTGTGTTTTTCTGTTCCATAGTGTATTTATTCAGGCAGTTCGGTGCTCTTTTGTTTTAGAAATTCAGCAATGGCACTTGAATTTTTTAACAGAGTAACACCTGAAGAAGCTGTTGTTTCTCCTCGATCATACCATGTCTTTCCAATCCTTCTAATAACAGTAACCCGAGTTCCTGCAGGTACTGTAGATGTCAATCGAATATAGTCGTTTACTCCGTCAACACTGAACTCGGCTTCTAAAATAGTATCAGCTTGTGGGCTAGTAATATTCGCTGTTTGATCATAAACTGTTACAGGGTCTTTTCTTAAACGCCTACCAGCTGCAAAAACTTCAATTTGATCGCAAGGTTCGTACCCTACCGGAATTGTTAATCGTGTCCAATTAGATCTTATTGCGGCGCTAGGAACATAATTCAACGGGCCAACTAACAAACTGCTGCCATCGCTGACAAAGTCTAATCTTTCTTGACTTTCGTTATATGGAAGATTTTCAACTCGACCAACATCAACAACACTGCTACCTGTTGGGTGTATTTCTTTAATAGCAGTTCCGTGGGTGCCTCTTCTTAATTGAGACAATGTTGTAGCTGTTTTCTCAAAATAATCAATGCGTTCTCCGTTGATATAAACAGTGCCCGGAATATTTCTAGATTTGATAGGTTCAAATAAATTAGTTGTATCTGTAACTCGAATTATTTGATCATAGTAATTTAAATCTTGAGATAATGTTACGGCCTTGTCAATGCTGAAACGATTGAAATGATAGATATTCAGCATGTCTTTGAAGACTTCGTAAGCCAACGGTTGACGTCTTGTGTAATTACCAAACTGTACTATTTTGATTTCGTCTGTAATCAATGTTGTTGTTTTTAAATAAACAACATTTCTTGGGATAGACACTTCGTAATCTTGTTCTTGTGTTAAACGGCGACCGTTTTTATATACCCAAATGTAGCTGGCACTAACCGGCTCTCTTGCCAATTGATATTGAACTTTACCTCCAGTGTACTGATCAGTTATAATGTTCATGCTTGGATATTCACTGAACCAGGTAACTACGATTTGATCGCCTTCTTGCAGTGTAGTTGTACTATCGTTTTCTACAAAACTAGTTCCGTTAAAAACAATGTTATTATCTGTAAAGGTATATTGACTTCTAATGTCTATAATGATTTTAATTTCATCATTAATTTCTAAGACTTCAGTATCAACTGTTACCGTATTACTATTTCCATCATAAACATAATCAAGAATATTTTGTTTTAATTCGTTATTGACATAGACTTGGATATTAGATTGTGTCGCAGTATTTGGTGCTTCTAACGGATCTTTGCCGATTGGAATAACATTATTAGTACCATTGTAAATTGCAAATTCAGTATCAACGCCTTTTAATTGTATTCCGTTAATTTCAACTAGGACGGCGCCCGAGGCACTGGCTCTTGTTAAATTTACAAACTGATCGAGGTCATAACTCAATGTGCTGCCATCAAATGTTATAGTTTGTTGATTAACTCTTACTACAGAACTTCCAGTTGAATCAACATCGGCATTGGCTCCTAGACAAACAATTTTTACAATCTGTCGACGCTCTGGTTTATTAGCAAACTGTATTAGTGTTTTGTTTGTAATATCTAATACTTCAGAACTATTAATAGGTAACACATCAACGTCAATTCCATCGACCGTTACAACTACTGATGATGTATCGACAAAATTTGCCCTAGTTAAGAAAAACAACGTGTCTCCGTCTGCTTCAAATTCTTGATAATCAAGTAACGCCGCACCGCCAACTCCAATAGAAATAATTTCAATTATTGAATTTTGAAGGGGAGCAACATTAAATACCACTTCGTTAGTGTTGTAGTCTATGATGTATTCTATGCTGCTGTCTGCGGCATTGACTTCACATTTTACTTTATCAACATAGACCATAACGGATGCACTATCTAGCACAGTTAGGCCAATGGCAAAACGGTTGTCTTGGCCGTTGCTTTTTAATATACGAGACTGTAATGGTGTTGCACCAGTTTGCACTGTGTGGAATACTTTAATTGAAACACTGTCAATTATTTGTCCCGGAATATTTTCTTCAGGAGCAGGCACTTGGTCTGGGCTGATAAATTTACTACCATCAACTACAATATCTTCTGCTGCTGTACCGGTGGCTGTAATATATGCTCCGCTAACTGCACTCAACGAACCTCCGGTTAAATTTGTATCGATGATGTTTATATCGGTAATATTAACAGTACCGTCACTGTCCATTGGACGGAATATCAAAGTATCTCCATTTTCTATTTGAACGTATTGTTGTATATCAATGCTGTTTGTAGAGCCGTCACCTACAACTGTAGGCATAACAGCTAATGGATTTGTAATTCCTGCTCCACCAAAGTTTGGATCATCTATGCGGATAGTACGAGATTCTTCAATACCTTGATCGTAGACGATTACTGGTGCTCCTGCGGAATCTAATGTATCAATACTCCTAGGAGAACCCAATCCACTACGCTTTAGGTATACTGATAGTTGTTGTCCTATTGCTGGAGTAAATGGTAATAAAATTGTTAGTTCTTCCCACACATCTGGAAACTCAACTGGCGGTTTATCAGTATTGGCAATTACTGCACGATACTGCTTGGTTCCATATTGAACTACAGAACCTGCTTTCCAGGTTAGTGATCGACTATCTATTCCGGTTAATGTATACGGTTGCGTATCAACTACATAATAAAAATCTGAGTTTGGTTCTACAGAATCCCAAGTGTCGGTAAACCACGGAAGTGCATCCCAACCGCCCGAGACATCAAATGTAGTTCCTTGAATTTGTACGCCGCCAAAATCAATTCCAGTCATTAGCTGATTGATTTCTTTACCTATCATTCCTTGGGCCGGACTATAATATTTGTTAATTCTGTCCACTGCTTCTAAAATCTCGTCGGCTTTTTCATAGTCGATCACAATTATTGCACCGGCAACTGGTAAAGATACTAACTTTAGTTTTCCTCTCAATAAGCTGTAAGAGTCTGTGCTAGACTTATAGAATGTAATTTCGTACTCACTGTCTAGTATAATCTCATCGTTGATCGTAACTGCAATTTTTGTCTTGTCTCGTGTGGGAGGATAATTTAATTCAAATATTGCGGTAAATCCGTCAGCAACAAACTCTTGACTATAAGTATATTCTAGATAAGTTCCTTCTTTGGTAATCCTATCAAATTTAACTGTAAGGTCAAAAGTTCTTGTTTTACTATCGCCAAT